CGGCTTGGGTGCCGAGTTCTTGGTGGAGGGCTTGGGATCCTCCACGGGGAGGCCCTTCGAAGGGAGGTCGGGCTGTTCGTGGTTCGTCATGGCAGAGGTTGGGGCGCCGAAAGGAAACAGGCCCGCCGCCGGCGCGCAGCGACGGGCCCCTCTGGTGTCCGGCGCGGAGGCGTCAGACTTCTTCCGCGAAGCGCGCGTAGATCGAGAGCGGGACTTCGCCCTCGTCCGTGGTGAGGGCGCCCGACGGGCTGATGCTGCAGTCGCTGAACGTGACGCCCTTGCCGTTGCGCTTCTCCATGAACACGGTGGCGTTGCGCTTGGTGAGCAGCGCCTTCAGGTCGAGGTCCGCCGTGTCGGTCGTGGTGACCTTCAGGTACGGGGCCTCGGGCGTCTCCTTGTCGCCGTGCTTGCCGTCGACGCCCATGACGGGCGTGATCTGGGGCACGCCGAGCGAGTACTCGGCGCCGCTCTTGCAGCGGATCTTCACCCCGTCGATGTAAATGGCGATCGGACCGCCGACGATCTGGCTGTTGGCCATGGTTTGGGTCGCTCCTCGCGCGGCCTTAGAGGCGGAACTCGAGCTTGATCGCGCGCACGATCAGGCCGTTGATCAGGTTGCTCGGCACCAGGATGTTCACCCGGTTGGGGTTGGTCGCGTCGATCTCGACGATGAGGTCGCGCTTGAACTGTTCGAAGTCCTCGACGAGGCCCTGGCCCTCGAGCTCTCGGAACCACGACAGCACCTCGCCGCGGATGGCGGCGGGCGTGACGATCGCCTGGCCGGCGTCGTACCGCGTGCCGTCGCGCGCGAGCTTGTGCTTGGGGTACTTGAGCAGCAGCCGGTTGCGGATCGAGTAGCGCAGCAGGCTGAGCGTGTCGAGCGTCGTCAGGTCGAGGTACGACGTGTCGTCGGCACCCGACGGCGCGCGCTGGTAGGTCGTGACCGCGCGGCCGATCCGCTCGACGCCGCCGTCGAGGTAGACGGTCGTGAGGCCGTTGTCGAGCAGGATGTTCCGCTCGGTGAAGTCGAAGTCGTCGATCGGCTGGGGACCGGCGATGCCGACGAGCGGCGTCGTCTGGTGCGGCCGGGCGGGGTCCTGCTGCGCGCTCAGCGCCGTGGCGGCGGCGAGCGCGGCCGCGTACTCCCACTCGGCCGAGGCCGGCTTGTAGCGCGGCACGATCAGCGTGTGCTTGCTGTTCAGCGCCGAGCCCGCGGTCACCGCGTTGGCGTGCGTGTCGCGCATCCCGAAGAACGCGCGACCGTCGATCGGGCGGAGCGGGCCCCAGCGGGCCTCGAGCTCGGTGTCGATCGCGCTCAGCGTGGTGGAGTTGCGCCAGCCGAAGGCGAAACGGTTGAACCACGTGTCCCCGATCACGGCGAGCACGTCGGCGATGGTCGGGTCGGTGGCGCCCGTGACGCTCTGCGCGATCGCGACCGTGACGCCGCCGGGCAGCACGTCGCCCGCCTGGTAGTTGGTGCGGATGTCGATCGAGTTGCCGCACGTGCCGGCGTTGCGAGCCGTGCAAGTGACGACGTTGTTGAGCACCGTCGACGTGATCGGCAGCCCCACCGCGGAGTTGATCGCGGTGTTGATGGCGGCGGCGATCGAGTTCTGCGTCTGCGCGGCCGCGACGCCGATCTGCAGCAGCTCGCCGCAGACGTACAGGAACACCGTGCCGGCGACGGCCGTGGTGACCGTCACCGTGATCGTGAACGCGGCGGCCGTCGGGCTGCCGGCGTCGGCCACGCCCACGACCCACAGCTCCGTGACGCGGTTCTGGTTGAGCCAGGCGCGCGCCATGCGGTGCGCCACCGAGCCGCTGCCGAACAGCGCGCTCGCCTGCTCGGCGCTCGTCACGAGCTTGGGAGCCGTGCAGGTGAGGCCGCTGGCGAGCGGCTCGGAGCCGGCCGAGAGGCGCTGGCCGACGATCAGGCCCTTGTAGGGCTGAAGCTGCGGGCCGCTCTGGGCCTTCGAGCTGTCGAACTCGACGGCAACCAGCGGCTCGAGGATGTTGGTCGGAATCGAAGCGAAGGAAAGCACGGGCGGTACCTCGTGTCAGGACTCGTTCGGGAACGGCGCCGCCTCGGCGGGCGGCTCGATGTGTTCGGCGACCTCGACCACGTCGCCTTGCACGCGGCGTCGGGTCCAGTACCCATCGCGCGGGACTTCGGCGCCTTCGTCGGGGATGGGGCGACGCGTGACGGGATCGATCACTCGCAGACCCGGGCGAGCCGGGCGCACGAACATGTGGGTGAGCTCGTTGCGCATGGCCTGAGGCTACGGTCCGGGGAGCGTCACGTCATCCTGCAAGCGGACGGTGGTGTCGTCGCCGCCGACGTCGAAGGTGGTGGTCACGCCGAGCAAGTCGCGCACGTGCGCGGGTGCCTCGAGCTCGGCGGTGTACAGGTAGTCGGCCTCGAGGCTGATCGAAATGCCGGCGATCGTGGCGCGCGAGTTTGGGTCGATCACGAGCTCCATGCCGCTCCATCGCAGCGTCTGCACGAGGTCGATGCCGGCGGCATCCGGCAGGCCGGGGTTGCGCAGGAGGATGCGCTCGACCTGCTCCGCGAGCTTGTTCATCGCGAGCGAGGCCTTGTCGCTCGTGTCCTCGACGAGCTTGATCTCGACGAGCACCTTGAGGCGGCGGCTCCAGCGCGGGGGCGTGATTTCTTCGAAGTCGCCCCGGGTCTCCGAGACGCCGTAGATCGAAATCGCGGGCAGGCCGGGGAGCTGGTCCACCTCCGCCTGGTTGACGCTCACGCGCGCGCCCGCGGCCGTGCGGTGCAGGAGCAGGTCCCGGCAGCGCTGCAGGATGGCCTCGCGCTGCAGGCTCACGGCGACACCTGCTGCAGGAAGAGCTTCCACAGGCCCTCGCCGTCGTGCTGCGCGTCGACCACGCGCCAGACCGTGCCCGCCGCGTAGCTCGCGGGTCGATCATCCAGCGCGGTGACGGTGTCGCCCTTGAGCGGCTCGCGCGGCAGGTCGACGCGGGCCACGTCGACCGTCGGCAGGGTGGTGGAAACCTGCGTCACCGTGCGCAGATCGACGTACGTATGTGGGTCGCGGAAAATGCCGGACACCGCGACGGGCGAAAAGCCCGCCGCGGTGTACTGGTAACGCTCCGAGAAGGTCCGCAGGACCGAGCCCTGGAGCAGCGCGATCGAGTCGCGCCACCCCATCTCAGCCGGTCGCCTTCGAGAGCAGGCCGTTGAACGAGCCGATCACGGACGTCGCGCTGCCCGCCGGCACGACCACGCACTTGCCGACGTACAGGTTGCTCGTGTTCGTGACCGTGAGGCGCTTGTTCGAGTTGTCCCAGTACAGGTTCTGCCCCTGCGTCGGGTTGTCGCTCGAGAGCTTGGTCACGTCCATGACGCCGATCGTCTGGATTTCGACCTGAGCGCCGCTGACCGCATCGCGCGTGGCGACGCCCCAGAGCGTGCCGACCTGCAGGGCCTGCCCCGAGAGCACGTCGTACGGCGCGGTGACCGTCAGCAGGCACCCGGAGCTGATGTAGTTCTTCATCGCTTTCTGTTTCCTGCGCCGTCAGGGGAAGGCCTCGCCGCCGGCGCGCAGCGGCGAGGCCCGATGGTTCAGGATCAGGTGCCGGTGGAGCGGACGATGCCGCGCCAGTCGAGGACCGCGACGCCGAAGGTGTGGCGCACCTTCATCTGCATGCCGTCGACCTCGAAGCCTTCCTTGGTTTCGAGGTAGACGCCTTCCTGGCCCGCGAGGTACGCGTGCTCGAGGATGTCGACCGAGCGCGGGTCGCCGGCCATGAACCACTTGACCGCGTCGCCGGCCTGGCCGTCGGCGCCGATGTCCAGGCGCGGTTCCGAGATCACGCGCTCGAACATGCCCACGAACGGGTTGACGCTGCCGCTCGCGTTCGGGGTGATCTGGGTCGTGAACTGGAGCGCCGCGACGTGCAGCGCGGCCGGCACGAACAAGAAGCGCGGCCGGTTGCCCACGAGGGTGCGGCCGTCCAGACCCACCTGCTTGACGAGCGCGAGCTGCGCGGCCGCCAGCGACGCGATGCTCAGGGCACCCGTGCTCGTGTTCGCGTGCGCGACGCTGAAGAGCTGGTTGCCGTCGCCCATCGTGGGGTTGGCGAGCAGCAGGCCGATCGCCTTCTGCGCCTCGAGCTCGGCGGCCTGCCGGCCGAACATCATCGGCAGGCGGTCGAAGGCCGACAGGTCGTCGTTGATCAGCGCCTTGCGCGTGATGGCGAAGATCTTCCCGTAGTCCTCGACCGAGTAGGTCTCCTTGCCCTCGGTGATCGTGCCGCGCTTGAACTCGCCGTGCTCGTTCACCTTCTCCAGCTGCGGCGCCTCGCCGATCTGGAGCCGGTTCATCGGCTTGAAGTCCTGGGCCGAGGCCTGCCGGGAGAGCATCTTCCAGTCGCTGGGAACCTCCGAATAGGCCGCGCGCAGCGACTTGTTCGCGAGGTTGCTCAGCAGGTTGGGGAAATCGCTCGTCGAGTGCATGCCGGCCGAGCGCGCGATGTCGCGGTCCAGGTTGAGTGCGACGCCGCAGATCTCGTGCTTGGAGAGGCTGCGCACGCGGACGCCCTGGGCGGCGAGCATCTCCTCGGCGAGGCGCGCGAGGTCGCGGCCGTGGAAGTTGCGGCCGTGCTCGCTGAGCTTGACCGGCTTGCCGTCCTCGCCGAGGCGGTTCATGCGCACGAGCAGCGCGTTCTCGACGCCCGAGCGGACCTTGTCGAGCTCGGTCTGGCCGACTTCGACGCGGACGGCGTTGCTGCCGAGGCCGTTCATGTCGCGGCGCGCGCGCTCGAACACGAGCTCGTGACGAGCCGCCTCGAGCGACGAGTCCTGGTTGATCAGGCGCGCGACGAGCTTGAGGCCCTCGGCGTCCTCGAGGCGCAGCGTGCGCGCCACCTCGTTGATGCCGTCGACGCGAGCGCGCTCGTTGGCGCGGATCTCGGCCGGCGTCAGCTGGGAC